CTTTTACTTGCTGAAGATGCTATGTTAATTTATAGAACATCGAGAGCACCTGAAAGACGTGTATTTAAAATATTTGTAGGAAATATGGACGATAAAGATATTGAATCTTACGTACAAAAAGTTGCAAATAAATTTAAACGTAGTCCGATTTCAGACCCACGTAATGGTCAGGTAGATATGAGATATAATCAAATGGCGGTTGACCAAGATTATTTTGTTCCTGTTCGTGATGCGTCTCAAACAATGCCAATTGAAACTTTACCTGGAGCACAAAACTTAGGTGAGATTGCGGATATTGAATATATCCAAAAGAAAATGTTAGCAGCACTTCGTATTCCTAAAGCATTTTTAGGATTTGAAGAAGTAGTTGGTGACGGAAAGAATCTTGCATTAATGGATATCCGTTTCGCAAGAACAATTAATAAAATACAAAAATCATTAATACAAGAGTTAAATAAAGTTGCGTTAATTCATTTATATCTTTTAGGTATGGAAGATGAATTGAATAATTTTACTTTATCATTAACTAACCCATCAGCACAGTCTGATTTGTTAAGGCTTGAGCAGTGGAAGGAAAAGGTAACACTTTACAAAGATGCGACTTCCGACCAGTCACAAGTTGGTATCTTGCCGGTGTCGCATACATGGGCAAAGAAGAATATTTTAGGATTTAGTGACAGTGAAGTCGTACTTGATTTACAACAACAACGTTTAGAAAGAGCAATAGGTTTTGAATTAACTAATACACAGAATATTATTAAACGATCAGGTGTGTTCGATGAGGTTGATTCCAAATACGGAATCCCTGAAGAAGAAAGAGAAAAACTTGAAGCTGCGGGTGCGTTAGGTGGTGAAAATCCTGAAGGAGGTGGTATGGATATGGGTGGCGGTGGAGCACCTGAACCAGCACCAGCAGGTGGAGGAGAACCACCATTAAGTGAAAATACATTGGCTAAAAAATCAAAGAAATCTAAAATATTAGGTATGTTAGGTGAGGAGAAAGAAGATTTTAGCTCACTATTTGATATGAAACGCGCACAACAGAATATTTATGAGATAGAGAATAAATTGAAGGATATTTTAAATGACTAAAAATGAACAAATTCGGAATAATAAAAAGTAAATTATTAACTAAATTAACTGAATCTTATGCTAATGAAAATAAAGCAGAGATTAAAGATATTTTAACCACAATTAAAGAAAACAAAGATTTTAAAGAAATGTATTTGTTTTATGAAGAAATTGAAAACAAATATATCGATGATAAAGAAACGGCACAGTTATTCGTTGAGGGTGTTATTAACATCTTAAAACAACAAATGGGTGAGTTGAGTAATTTCTGTACATCATTAAATAAAATGATTAATGTGGAATCAATCAATGAAAACGAAATATACAATTCATTAGACGTTTTAACTGAAAATGATAGTTTATCAAATATTGAAAAGAAAGTAAAAGCAAAAAAGAAATTAGTAGAACATTTAACAACTAAAAAGGAAATCAAAGAATCTAAAGATTCAACATTAATCCCAAATGAAAATTTATTAAATGCGGTTTTAACAAATAACTTTAATGTTCTTTATTCTAATACATTATCGGAACAACAAAAAGAAGAGTTAAAGAACATCCTTTCTTTATCTCATGAAGATGTGTTAACTAAAACAACTGAATTAAAGGAATCTATCATCAGTCAAGTATCTACACTTATAAGTGAATCAAATGAAACTGATTTATCAACTAAATTAAAGAAAGTAAAAGATGAGGTTAACGAAATGTTCCCATCTAAATTAAATTATTACAGATTAACAGAATTAAAAAATGGACTTAATTAAGTCCATTTCTTTTTTGTTGTAGATATACCGCTTTCAATTTTTCAGTTCTTTTCTTAACAGAAGGTTTAACAAACTGTTGTTTCTCTCTTAATTTTTGAACTTGTTTTGTTTTCTGAACTTTTTGTTTATAAGTTCTTAATGCGGTCTCAATACTTTTCTCTTTTTGTAAATCAATTATAATCATATATAAATAAATATATTACAAATATATGAAAGTATTTTTGGAATAATCAAATATTTTATTTATTTTTTATAAAACACCATAAAATAAAAATAATATGAAATTATAATGAAAATTGGTAAGTATATTCCATTGGGAACGTACAATGACGTAAAAATTGGTTATGGTACCGTAGATTTTAAAAATCTGAAAACCATATATCTTAAATTAAATTCGTGGTTACAACCCGAAAACGAAACGGATGACTTTAATCATTTGATTGGAAAATCAAGAAGAAAGGTTAAAGAAATAATATACAATTTAAAAAGTCCGTATTTCAAAGACCAATCTATTGTTGATTTAGATATTAGAACTAAAGGAATTAAGTTAGAAAAAAGGTCCTTTATGAATTTGGAAGTAACATTATATGTTAACAATCAATTCGATATTAAATCAAAAGATGTTAAATTAATCATTAATGATTTATTCGAACATATCGTAGATGAGGGGTTATCTGATAAAAAACTATTCAATTTTTACAAAACAAAGAAATAAGTTAGATATTGATGTATTTATAGTAATAAAAACTATAAATGAAGGTATTAGGACCAAAAGAAACCGGCAGAGGATTATTAATTGAATACGATGCTGGTCACGTATCTCCAGACGAAAATAAAAAAATAATTTCAGAAATGAAGAACATGGACTTCTCACAGGACATGGTTCTTTATGCTGTTTTACAAAAATACGACACACCAAATAAGAACGGAAGGATATATCCTGAGATGTTACTTAAGAGAGAAAACGAAAAATACCAAACAATTATTAAGAAGGGTGGGGCTTTAAATGAATTAAATCACCCAACATCTTCACTTATCGATTTAGATAGAATATCACATTCAATTCTTGAAACATGGTGGGATGGTAAAATCCTTATGGGTAAGATAAAATTATTCACTTCTCCAGGTTGGAAGAAGATGGGTATTGTTTCTACCAAAGGGGACCAAGCGGCTATGTTATTAATGAACGGAGCAACTTTAGGTATATCTTCTCGTGGGGTAGGTTCACTTAAACAAGTTAAAGGTGAGAACATTGTACAAGAGGACTTTGAATTAGTTTGTTTTGATTTAGTTTCATCTCCATCTACACCTGGAGCTTATGTTTTTAGTGACTCATCTGAAAGAGACCAATACCAAGAATCAACAATTGAAAAACCTGTAGTTGAAGACAGAATGAAAAAACTAATGGGTAGATTAGATACATTTCTATCTAAATAATTAATTAATTAGGGGTGGGAATATTGAAATAGTCAATTTTTCCAAATTTCCAAGTATTTATAAGGTAATAAAACAACAAATTTTACAAATGAGCGAAAAATCTATTTTAGAACAAGCGTTACTTCAAGTGCAAAACCTTGAAGAAGCTGTTAAGCAAAATGCAAAAGGTATACTTGCTTCAACAATGAAACAAGAACTAAGCGACTTGCTTAAAGAATCGTTAGAAGAAGAGGAGAAGTTAGATCCAATGGGTGAACAACCTGAAGACGAAACTAAACCTGACGAAGAGGAAGATGATGTAACAACAGATGATGAAGCTGACACCGATGGTGAAGATGCTGACACTGATGTTGAAGATGATGACACAGACCTCGATAATGAACCAAGCAAAGAAATCGAAGATTTAGATTCTGTAGTTGGTGATGATACCGACACATCTATGGATGATTTAGGTACTGAACCTGCAGCAGAAGAAGGAATCGATGATGAAGACGTTATGGACATGACTGGAGCTTCAGATGATGAGGTTCTTAAAGTTTTCAAGGCTATGAAACCAGAAGATGGTATTGTAGTTAAGAAAGATGGTAATAATGTTGAATTTGCTGACGGTCAAGATGAGTACATCATCAAACTTGATAGTGAGGAAACTCCTGATGTTGATGCAGATATGGATACAGATTTAGATACTGATATGGGTTCTGAAATGGACACAGATTTTGGTACTGAAACTGATGAAACTTCTGACGATGCGGAAATGGATGAAACTTTATATGAAATTGAGTTAGGTGAAGAAGAAGACGAAGATGAAGTTAAGGAAGTAGAAGCTTCTGAAGGTAAAGCTAAAGAAGTTGAAGTTGGTGAAGCGGCAAGAACATTGGGTAACGATGTTAGAAAGCCAGCTGACCAAGGTAAAAAATATAAAGCAGGTCGTCATGAAATGAACGAAGAAGTTGAAAAGTTGAAGAAACAAAATTCTGAATACAAGAAAGCTTTAATTCTTTTCAAAGACAAGCTTAATGAAGTTGCCGTATTCAACGCGAACTTAGCTTACGCTACTCGTTTATTCACTGAACATTCTACAACAAAACAAGAGAAATTGAATATTTTAAAGAGATTTGATTCTATTTCTTCTATGAATGAAGCTAAAACTTTATTCAACACAATAAAAACTGAATTAGGTACTAAAACAACTGTAACTGAATCAGTGGCTGAAAAAATCACTAACATGCCATCAACATCTACTTCTACTGAGGTTTTAGCTGAGTCAAAAGCTTACGAAAATCCACAGTTCAAAAGAATGAAAGATTTGATGACAAAAATAAAATAAACTAAAAAAACAAAATATTTTAAAAATGGGAGCATTATTAGAATCAGGTATGGTTGGTAACATCGGATTAAAACATTTACGTGTTATCAAGGAAGATACCATTAAAAAATGGGACGAATTAGGTTTCTTAGAAAACTTAGAAGGTCACCAAAAAGATAATATCGCGCAATTGTATGAAAACCAAGCGTCATATTTGATTAACGAAGCGGCTGTAGCAGATTCTTCAGGTTCTTTTGAAACTGTAGTTTTCCCTATCATCCGTCGTGTATTCTCTAAATTATTAGCGAATGACATCGTATCAGTACAAGCAATGAACTTACCAATTGGTAAATTGTTCTTCTTCGTACCTAAAATCCAAGAGAGAACAGATGCAAATGGTCATTACTCTCCTTATGGATACCCAAGTACAGGTGCATCAACTGATGGATACCCTGCAACTGCAAAAAATCTTTACGATCGTTTCTATGAAAATAGTGACGCAGCAACTGAAGGTCTTTTTGATTATTCAAAAGGTTCGTTCAGTGATATTTCTTTAACAGGTACATCTATTGTAACTTTCGCTTCAGGTGTTGAAACTGCTTTCACAGGAGCGACTGGAGCTTCTTACAGTTCAGTAATCTTAAAAGTAACAGGTTTCTCTAAATTAGGTCAAGGTAAATTAGCTGGTCCAGACGGTAACGAAATGGATACAGAAGAATT